AGGCTGAAGAAAGTTTTTCCAGTACTAGACTCTCCAGCAATAGCAGTAATCTTATTGCCAGATACGCCGCCAAATATGCTACCTGAAACCAGTGCATTAAAAATGTACGAACCTGTGTCAACATAAGTCTCAGTCTCATCAATATCTGATGCCAACTTAGTGTAGTCATCACCAATCTCTTTTACAATATCTTTTAGAAAGTCCATTAAGAAAAAAATAATTCAAGGTTTACAGTTTTTTCAACACTCCACCCAATTGCGTCAAGAATAATTTTGAGTGGCTCTAAAAATGCTTTTTCAAATTGTAGTTCATAATCTATGTATTTGTCAAGATTAAGTTCCTTAGGAAACTCCTGAATGAATGAAACAACATTCTCATGAATGATATTTGGTTTTTTAAGATAGACAAATTTAATTTTTTCTCCATTTTGGATTAGAGAATACTTATTTGACAACTTATTTTGTTTAATATAATGATTGAACAATAGTGCCCCACGAACATGAATCGGAGTTCCTTTAATGTAAATATCAGATGAAGAAGAATATTTTTGAACGTCAGAAGCAGAACGTGGAAAAGCAATTTGTTCTGGAGAAAGTTTTTTAAATTTTTCTCTACATCTATCAATAAAATTGATCATATCATCCTCTGTTCCACTCATCATAATATTAAAAGATTCTTTCAATAATTTACGACAAGGTGCTGGTGTAGAAGATTTGATTGCTTCAATGCCTTTAATCTTGAGTTTAGGTTCTTCATAGCGAACACCCTCGCTATCCCAGACACTGAGAATATATCGCTTCTTCGCAGTCCAAATGCCACGCTCAGCAATGTTCTCACGCTTCATCTGCATCTTCTGATCATAAGCATTTACATACTCAGCCAGTTCTTGGTAGCAACTTTCAATATACTTTTCAAATTCCACCTGACAGACCTTATCAAGGAACGAAACAATGCCTTGAGTAGTTTTCTCTCTTCCTTTGAATACATTCTCAACCAGAGGACCCATATTAATGTAAAGAGAATCAGTATCTGAAGCAATAACATAATCAGCATCTCCAGTTTTCAAAATCTTGTTTAGATATGAATTGACACGATTCATAATCCATTGAATAGAAACCTGTCCAGACAAAGTGATTGCTTCAGCATTTGCAAGTTTATAGTATCTAAAATACTGATTACCAATGGCACCATAAGCTGAGTTAAGTTGAATCTTTCTTGCCATCTGGATGTTATTGCATCTGGCAATTTCTTTGACCAACTCTTTGTTCTTTGTCTTTTCATATTCTTGCTCTGCAGCAAGCATTTTCTTTTTAAAGATTACACGTTCATTATAAATCTTCTCCATCAATTCTGGAAGAAACCCACGAACATCCTTACGGAACATTGCTCCGTTGGCACACACAGCATAATCCTTATACATTTCAAAATTAAGACTTTGATTCAAAATCTTATCTACAGAGACTGTTGGATGCTTTTCCTCCAATAGAGTCTCAGGACTGATGTTATACATCATGATCAAGTGGGGATATAGTGAGTTCAAGTCAAAACTCACCACCCAATCATACATTCCAGGAATAGGTTCTTTTACATAAGCACCAGCATACTTTTCATCTTTCTGTGTTTTATTTTTCGGTGGGATGACAATATCTCTTTTCTTCAAGTAGGTGTAGATAATGTTATCCCACATCCTCACTTGGTAAAACACATCGGCATAATTTACCTTAGCGTCATATGCCATTGTCAGTGCCAACTCAATGAGTTTCATCTTGTCTTCCAGACGGTCAACAAGTTCTACGTCAACGATGTTGTACTCAATAAACTTTTGCCAACCTTGAGTATAGAAATCTTTGAAAGTATCAAACTCAGAGTGATCCAATTTTTTCTGACCAAGTTCCACTTCAGCAATATAATCAAGACGATAAGACTCTTGTGCTTTATAAGTAAACTTTTTATATAGATCAAGATAATCAAGTTGCGTTAGACCACCAACATCAAATGTGGTGTGCTTTCTTCCTTGAATATAAGTTTCACCTTCAGTTACAAGTCCCCAGTTAGAGAAACGCTTCATTAGTTTCTCACCAAGAACACGATTCAGACGTTTGCAAATATAAGGAACGTCATACAACTGAATGTTCCACCCAGTGATTACATCAGGAACATTGAACATCCAATAGTTAATAAAGTGATTGAGAAGTTCATACTCTGAAGGACAATAATGATATGTCAAATCACTGCGATTGTGCTTGAAAGGTTTAACGCCCCAAGTAATGATTTTTTTAGTTGTATAATCTTGAATTGTAATCGCAAGAATTTCCTCAGAGCAAGATTCAACATCAGGGAATCCTGCCTCAGAGGCAACCTCAATATCCAAAGTAACAAGTTTAATTTTACTAATATCAAACTTAATTTCATCTTCTGGATATTTTTCGGAAATATATTGACAAATGTATCTGTCATTTCCGTAGATTTCAAATCCATCTACGCTTTCATATTTCTTGTAAAACTCACGACAATCCCGAATTGTTCCAGGTTTTATTGGTTCTACATACTCACCATTTAATGTTCTGTATTTTGATTCTTTTTTAGTTTTTACAAATAGAGTTGGGTAAAACTCATCTCTGCTTTCAAATCTTTTTCCATTCTCAACACCACGAACCAAAATTTGATTTCCAATCAGTTGAACATTAGTGTAAAATCTCATTCTTTAATCAAGTCCTCATATTTTTCAAGTAGAGTTGGAGTTGGATCAGCAAGAGTAATAATTTTATCAGAACTCAACATAAATGTATCTTGCTTAGTGTAAGCACAGAGAAATGGCTCAAGTGTCTTATCTCCCCTCACAACAAATGGTTTGATCAGTTTACAATCTGGTTCTCCAATATCAGCACCAACTTCTTCAATTTTAGTTATCAGAATTAGGTTGTTGGTCAGTGCCAGCACTTTGATTGTCTTTTCCATAGTTCATTACATCCTCAGTGTACATGTCATTTAGTTTATCGCTTGGAGTTACCATAGTAACAACCCAGTCAGCAGAAATTGGAATAGTGTTATCTTTAGACAGAGGCATCCACGGAAAAAGAGTTACCTGAAATGATGCTTTCTGCGGATCAATTTCTTCTTTAAATTCTTCTGGAACATTAGATGGCGGTGTCATCTTAACTACGCAAGGTTTGTGGAGAAAATATCCCACAACCCTCGCATTTTCTTCTTCACCAACTACCATCTCCTTTACATCTGCAATAATATCTTCGCCAGACTTTAAAAGTAAAAGTTTTACAGTCATTTGTACTCCATACCTCTCAGTATTCTACCAACAAAAAAAGGAGGAGTCAACCTGGATTTTGCCAGGTGCTCCTCGCGCCGACGATATTCAAAACTATTTATTCACCACCATCACCATTGCCACCAGCACTTGAATGACTTCTTATAGGAACTGCTTTTCCTTTTGGGATGCTTTTTTGTTTTCCTTGAGAATAAACAGTATGTGGAACAGATCCTTTATATGCAATTGTTTTGAACTCGTTGAAAGATTTCATTTTTTATTTTTATTTAGAGATAGTCTTTTCTCTTATGGTGGTCGGGAACAATTTTTTTCAAGTTGATAGATAAGAGTCCGTCTTCAAATGATACATCGGTAACTTCTGTATCATCTGCGATTGTCCACGCTCTCTTGAAAGATCGTTGAGCCAGTCCCTTATGGACGTAGTTGGTATCAGTTTCTTTATCTTCCTTTTGTCCCTCAACAAAAAGTTTTCCATCCTGCGTATAAACATAAACTTCTTTCTTTTTAAATCCAGCAAGTGCAAGTTCAAGTCGCGATTCTACATTACTGACTTGAACAAGATTGTATGGGGGATAGTTTGAAGTGGTTTCGTGGAGGTTAAAAAGACGATCAAAATATTCATCCATTCCAATGCTGTTGCGCGTGATTCTATCCATCAAAGCAGGAAGATCCGACGCAGTATAACGCATAAGGTTAGTCATTATGGTAGCTCCTTTTATAAGCGAGTTTGTGTTGTGTGGACCCTTACGGCATCCATTATTAATTATACAAGAAACGAAAAAAAGAGGTATCGGTAAAACCGAACCTCTCTTTAGGGTGTTCCGACTTTTGTAGAGACCGCACGAAAGGTCTCATACTTATTTATCGTTTTTTTCTTGATTTTATATTTAAATAAAGATTTGCGTATGCAGCGATTACTAATAAAAATAAGCAAATTGCATTAAACATCTTCAGTGGGTTTACCTTTTTTGCCAATATTATATTTTTGCTCAAGAATCCAATCACCCTTATCCTTATATGCAAGGACTTTGATTTGATTGAGAGGTGCAATATCTGCTACTTTGTCTTGATTTAGAACAGTAATAAGTCCCCAATCAGCAAGCAGACGAACAATGCGATTACGACGTTGAACATCATTAACAGTCAAATTGGCGTGCTTACCATCAAGAGCAAACAGTTCCTTGAAATGCACAATATAATACCTACCTTGCTTATGCAGGATGTGGCAAGATTGATAGAGTTTTTTCTCCTTTCTGGATGCAACTCCGATACGTGTTAAAGTTTCCCTGACCTTCAGGAAGTCATCTGGTTCGTTGAGAATAACTTCAACCATTTGGTCTTGAGACCAATTTACCTGTGGTTCAATTGTTTGAGATGTCATTTTGTTCCGCCAATTTCAAGTCGTTGTTTAATAAAGTTGATTTGCTCTTTTGACAAAATTTTCAGTGCTTGAGATGCTTTTTCGTTACTATATCCATAATAACGTTTCACACATTCTAAGTCTTTGATTTTATCTTTACGGAGCCAGGGAGAATATCTCTTCCTTTTTCTTATAGTATTTAGAAAAAAAGAATATTGCATATCTTTGTCCAAGTGATGATTTAGATTCATCTCATTTGCAAAGAGAACGCAATCAATATGTGCGGATAAACAACGGTTAATAATATAAGGTGCGTATTCTTTTACCGCATCTGGGTTTTCTTCAAATAGATTATTTTTAGTTTGATTGATTGAATTCAACCAGTCCTTCAATTCCATAATTAAAAAGTAGAAGTTCTTTACGTTGTTTTTGCTCTCGCATATATTCACCAACAGACCTCATAGTATAAGTAAGGTCAAACTCGGCAGCGTTCCAGTTCTTAAAGCGATCCTTTACGAGTTGATCAGAATTATAACTTACCAATTGATCCATATTATTAGAATCGCAATCGGTAGCAAACTTATCGTGATCAAATCCTTTGTGCATTGATCCTTTGTTCCCATAGAGATTATCCTTAATATCATAAGGAGGATCAAGATACATAAAAGCACCTTTGTTTCCATCCATCAGATAATCATAAGAGTAATTAGTTATACGCCATTTACCAATCAACTTAGAATATTCTGGTAACTTTTCAATCCCACGCAAACTAAAATTGGAATTAGACGCTTGCTGAGAAAAAGATGAACTCTCAGTGAGACCACTGAAACTGCACTTATTGACAACATAGAAAGCCACAGCACGATCAAGACTGGGTAAACCTTGGTCATTGACACGCTCCTTTGACTTTAGAAAAAGTTCTTTAGCAAGATCAGGGGTATTATTCGCTGTCTTAAGATCTACAAGTTTATCTTTAAGGTCAGTACCAAACATCTGGAGTTGCTGCCAGAAGTTTACAAGTGGTTCATAAAGATCATTGACCCAAATATCTACACTGGGATATTTTTTAGTGATATAAATTGCAACACTTCCGCCACCAAGAAATGGTTCCCGAAACTCATCATAGTTACGGAGGTCTGGAAAGTAGATTCCCATCTTTTCACAGGCACGGGACTTACCGCCAGGATACCTTAAAGGCGTCTTAAGAGATTTCATTTGAATTCACACTCACACATAATTTCAGTAAGAGCAGCAAGAAGATTTACTTCCTGGTCAGCCACGAACGCACATTGGTATTGATACTTAGCAATAACAAGAACGGCAGCAGGAATAGATGAGGGTGAAAGACAATCAAAAGTGGCGTCATAAATCCTGCGAAGTAAGTTACTAGCATCGTTGTCCAGGTTGGAGACCACCCACTTTCGGACTTCAGTAAAGTTTTTATCTTTAAGATTCTTGATGAGTTCATTTACAGAGATGTCTGAGAAAGATGCAAGAATGCCTGAGTCAATTTTTCCTCCTGTAGAGTATCTCTGGCATTCATTGAGAACCCTACGAAAATCTGGGAAGTGTTTTGTGACAAGTTCAGCAACGACTTTTTGATCATACTCAATCTTTTCCGTATCCAAGATTGTTTGAAGTCGCTGAAAGAAACTTCCTGCAAGTTGAACTCTTTGCTTCCCTTTGATGGTGAAGTCAATGACGGCACAACGGGAGTGAAGAGGTTCAATGATTTTGTTCTTGTAGTTGCAGGTGAAGATGAATCGGCAGTTGTTATAAAATGCCTCAATATTCGCCCGTAGTAGGAGTTGTACGTCGTTTCCTGTGTTATCAGCCTCGTCAATGATGATGACTTTGTGTTTAGAAGATCCCGTAAGTGAGACGGTCGAAGCGAAGTTCTTTGCTTGGTTTCGTACAGTATCCAGGAAACGTCCTTCGTCGGATCCATTGATGACATAATAGTCTGCCCCCAATTCATTACATAATGCTTTTGCGATTGTGGTTTTACCAATACCAGGAGGTCCAGCAAGAAGAAGATTTGGAATCTCACCCTTTGCCACAAACTCTTTAAATGTTTTTTTAGTATCATCAGGAAGAATACAATCATCAATTACTTGAGGACGATATTTTTCGGTCAGAAGAAATTCACTTGCCATAATCAAATCCATTCAGGTTTTCTTTCAGGCATACGAAGATAGTTATCAGCAACCCAAGGTTTGGATGCGATATATCTTTTGTATGCTTCAAATGTGTCAATAGTGTCGTCAAACTTCCATTCCTCGGGCATAGCACGAGCAAATGGTGTCACCTCTGTAATCTTACCTTTGG